TCATCGGGCCATTATCAGGACCTCATTCACCCTGTCCCGTCCCGCTCCATGTCCGCCAGCGATCGAGTACCGGGTCTCCACCACCTCGATGCGAAAGCGGCCGAAGATGCGCCGCACCTCCGGCACGTCATTCAGGCTGAGCAGCCATTGCCCCCGCAGCGTGCCGAGCGTATCGGCCAGCGCCTCGAATTCCTGCCGGCCGAACATGCCCACCCCGTAGTCATCTTCGCAGCCCCAATAGGGCGGGTCGCAGTAGAAGAGGGTGCCGGGCCTGTCATACCGGGCCAGTAGCGCGCGCCAGGGCAGGCACTCCACCACAACGCCAGCGAGCCGCTCGTGCACCGCTTCTAGAAGGGGAGCCAAGCGGGTGACATCGAAGCGCGCAGGCGCCGCCGGCGACACCCCGAAATTCTGCCCATTGACCTTGCCACCAAAGGCAGTGCGCTGGAGGTAGAGAAACCGCGCCGCCCTCTCCAGGTCCGTCAGGGTGTCGGGCGCTGCCGCCCGCAGGCGCTCGAACTCACTGCGGGAGGTGACCTGCCAGCGCAGCATGTCCATCAGGGGCACGAAATGCCGCTGCAGGATGCGGAAGAGGTTGGCCACATCCCGGCTTGCATCGTTGATCACCTCGGCCTTCGCCCGGAAGGGCCGGCGCAGGAAAATGCCGCCCATACCCACGAAGGGCTCGACATAGGTGATGTGCGGCATCTGGCAGAGCCGGTCGACGATGCGGCTGGCCAGCAGCCGCTTGCCGCCGAGCCACGGCGCCACCGGTGCCACCGGGGTCTCGGGGATGAGTTCATCTTTCATGAAGGCCTCGCACGTATTGTGCCCGTGCCGTCTCTGACGGCGGCGGGGCGGTTCATCCGTGCGCGGCGACCACCGCGCGGTTCGGGGCGTGCCACCGCCCCAACCCCCGTCCCGCTTCAGAGCTTCAGAACAGGCACCCCGTCGACAACCTGCCAGAGATGCCCCGGGAACTCCCCGTCGATGCGGCCATGCCCGGGCGGCGGCAACGGTGCATCACCGCCCGTCTGCCAGGCCACGATCTCGCCAGTCGCGATGACGTAAATGGTCCATGCCTGCTGCATCAGCGTGCCCTCAGTAGTGCGATGATCGTGCGCGAGCTCAGGAACAGCCCCGTGTCGGCGTTCCAGATGATGGTGACAGTGTGGCTGCCCGCGCCCAACGAAAGCGGCAGCGAGAAGGCAGGATAATCATTGCCCAGTGAGCCGCCACGCGTCGCCAAGATACTGCCGTTCAGCACCACGGTGATGAGATGGGCGGGGCCGCTAAAGGCATAGCCGTGCTGCATCGAGACGTTGAGGATGCCCACCCGGGCGTCCGCCAACGTGAAACTCATGCTGACAGCCGTCTGATCCGTTCCATTGCCGGCGAGGGTTGTCGTTGCGGTGGCGCTGACCTGCGTGGTGATAGCGTCGCTCTGCACCGCGGCTGTCGGCACGCTGCCCGCCGCCAGGTCACCATTCACCACCTGCCCCGGCGTCGCCACCACCTCGGCCGACATCGCGCTGATATTGCCGCTGCGGTCCACCGATTTGATCGCGTAGCGGTAGCTGCCGCTGCCCGGCGCCAGGCCGGTGCGCAGGAAATCCCGCGAATAGGTCTCGCCGATCAGCACCCAGGCGCTGCCGGTGGTGTCCGGGCGCTCGAACACCTGATAGCGGTCAATGTCGCGGGGCGGCGTGCCATCCCACTGGATCTGCATGCCGCGCAGCGTGGACGTTGCGCCGATGCTGGAAATCACCGCCGGCACCGTCGCGTCATCCAGCGCCGTGGCGGTTGTACTGGCCGAGGTGGCGCTGCGGGCCAGCGCACTCACCGCCACCAGCCGAACCTCATAGCTGCGGCTGGCGACCAGCGGCCACAGCACGAAGCGCTGGTCGCCCACCGGCGCCAGCTCGCGCGACCAGGCACCGCTGGCCTCGCGCCACTGCACCTCCATGCCGGTGACGAAAGCATGCGCCACCGCCGTCCAGGTCACCACGACCGAGGGGATGATGCTGCCATCGGCGTTCAGCACCGTGCTGGCGATCAGCGTCGGCGCGGCTGGCGTGGGCAGGGTCAGCGGGTCGATCAGGGTGGTGTCGGGCGGGCTCGGCGCGGAATAGGCATAGTCGTAGACCCAGGCATAGGTGCTGGAGGCCTCGGCCTGCATCTCCACCACAACCCCCCCGGTCTCGGGTTCGTATTCCCAATCGATGATCCGCATCGGCTTGGCGTCGAGCCCGAGGTCTGGATGGGTCAGCGACACCATCTGCCAGACGCAGAGCCGCAGCGCCGCATACTTCATCGGCACCTTGACCCGCAGCGACTGCCGCGCGCGCAGCAGCAGCGTGCGGGCAAGCCGCTGGGCGCGGATATTGTCGGTGGTGAAGGGAAGCTGGATGTCCTTCCACACCCGCTCCCCGCCATCCTGGGCGTCATAGCCGGTGTCGAAAACCGCGCCGAACTCGGAGGCCTGCCAGCCCCGTGCTGGGTCGATGAAGGTGCCGCGCACGCCGTTGAAGAGCTCCCGCCGGGCGGCGCGGGGGGTTGCCTCGCACTCGCCGGCCATATCGGCGGGGCCGATGCTGGCGGTGGGCGCGGAATAGGCTGCGCCATGCAGGCGATAGCGGCCCTGCACATAGACCAGCGCGCCCCCGCCGGCCGAGAGCATATCCTCCATGATCGACAGCGGGGCCCGGTCCAGCTTGAAGCTGCCGGAGCAGGTGAAGCGCGCCTGGGTGCTGCCATCGGCCGCGATCACGACATTCTCGTCGCTGAGGTTGGCCGCGGCCGCGAAGCTGTCGAGATCGAGCTCACTGTCGGTGCAGGCCAGGCCATAGCCGTTTCGCACATAGTCAAGCACGCAGAGCGCCCAATTGTCGGTGTACATCGGCTCATCGGCGTTGCGCGGGTCATAGACATCGTTCTTGCCGCGCAGCTCGAAATCCAGGCTGTTCAGCCCCGGCATCCGCTCCTGATCATATTCCAGGCGCAGGTAGACATAGGTGCAGCCCAGCAGGGCATGCGCGGTCGACCAGCCATCCGGGCTTTCCGAGGCGAGGGTGGCGGAGCCCGCGGTCTGTTCGCCATGGAACTTCTCCACCCGCACCCGGTCGCGCTGCGGGTGGTCGGAGCGGGTGACATTGCCGGCGCTGTCGCAATCCGTCGCGCGGATGGGCTGGTTGTTCAGCCAGACGATGTCGATCCCCTCGCATTTGTGGGTGGCCAGCACCACGACGAGATGGAGGTAGCGCAGATTGGCGCCGGAGCTGGCCGCATAGACGATGGCGCCGCTGACGCGGGCATAGCCGTAGACGATCTGGCGCGGCTCGTTGGAGCCGCGGATGAGCTGCTTGCGGTCCTCGGCCAGGGCTGTGCTGGTTGGGCGAGGGGCCTTGGGCTTGTTGATGGCGCCCATGACCAGGCTGGCGCCAATCGACACGACGGTGCCAATGACCCCAGCGAGCGCCAACGCAGAAAGCTTGAGAGCACCGCCGAACAAAATGACGCCAGCAGGGGCGCCGACAAAGGTCGCGAAGGAGGCCGCGGCGGCGACGACAAGAGGGATGACCGCCGGCATCTCACACGCTCCAGGCGCGCTGGATGCAATCCGGCGGCAGGAAGGCCAGGCCCTCCGGCCCGGGCACCACAACCAGCTCGCCCAGCACCACGCCCATGGCCAGCGCATTGCCATGCCGCACCAGGGCCACATCGCCGCGCTGCGCGAAGCGCGGGTGGCACTGGCCAAGCCCCATCTCGGCCGCCTGGCGCTCGGCCAGCGCCGCCAGCCCGCCGGCCGCCGCCAGCAGCGCCTCGGCGCCAGCCTCATCATCATAGAGGCCGCGCCACGCCGCGATGGGGTCAACGCCCGTCATGGCCAGCACCAGGTCGGCCGCCAGGGTGCAGCAATCATGGCTGCCCCAGGTGAAGGGCAGCGCGACCCTGGCCTCGACCTCGGCGGCCAGCAGCTCGGGCCAATCCTCACGCCGTCGCAGTGCGGATGGCTGCCGCATGCTCATAAGCCGAAGCCGGAGATTTCGCCCCGGCTGGGGCCATTGGTCGCGGTGTAGCCCTTGCTGGGCCAGATGATCTCGCGATCCGTGGTCGCGGTGACGAATTCGAAGCCGCGGTCGGTGGCAAAGCCCCGCTTCTGGTCCTCATCGGTGTAGCGGCGCAGGCGCGGCCGCTCCCAATCCGCCAGCCGGTTGGTCATGGTCAGCGCGATGGTGCTGGGGTCGCCCAGCTTCACCACCACCTGGTCCATCCTTCCCCGGAAGACCAGGATGGGGTCGGCGATCGGCAGGTGGGTCGAGGGGTCGAACACCACCTCCCACACCGTGCCGGCGCGCCCCTGATAGTGCTGGCCCATGGCGATCGCCACGCTATCGCGCGGCACGCCGGCGAGCGTGAGGGTGAGGCCATAGCTGCGCAGCTCGGCGCTTTCCTGCACCTGGGAAATGCCGCCCAGCGCGCCCACACCCACGAAGGTGTTGCCGCCGAAGCTGAAATCGGCCGGGCTGCCGGCCAGGCGCACGAAGCCTGTGGCGAAGTCGAGCTCGACGGCGCAGGTGCGCATCACGGTTTCGGCCTGCACCGCATTGGCGGCGGCCGTGGTCAGGGAGCGGGTCAAAACAGGGCCTCCTCGATGTCGATATCCGCGCTGGCGTACATGCCCTCGCCGAACCTCACCGGGTTCTGGTCCCGGCTGAGCCGGAACAGCCCCACCGGAGCGCCGAAGTTCAGCGAGGCGCCATTGTTCGGGCTGCGGCGGATGGGCGGGCTGACCCGGAATGAGCACTGGCCGCCAGCGCTGCTCGGGCTCGGCCCGATCACGCCATCGGGTGAGGCGCCATCGGTCACCACCTGGTGCAGCTGCGGCCGGCCCGATGGATCCAGCCAGGCCACCAGGTCACCGGGGTAGACGACAGCGGGGCGCGATGCCGGCCAGCCACGGGTGAACAGCAGGACGCCGGTCTGGCCGGCGCCATCGATGACGGCCGAGCCGCTGTCCGAGGGGGCGGAGCCCAGCGCCGGCCAGGCGGGCGGCCCCCAGTAGAAGCGGCCGGCCCGGCCGCGCTGCAGATGCAGCCATGCCTGCAGCAGCCGGCCTTCGCTCAGGGTCAGGTTCTGAAAGTTCAGTTTCGCCACCCACTTGCCGCCGGGCTGCTCGAGCGTCTGCTCGGTGCCGTCGAACGGGCTGCGGCCACCCGATTGGGTGTTCGCGCTCAGCTGGAAATCGAAGGTGCTGGGCAGAAGCGAGGCCGGCCAGGTGGGGTATGCCATCAGCGGCGGCCCACGACGCGGGCGGCGTTACCGCCGCGGCTGATCTCGCCCATGGTGTATTGATGGCTGCTGCGGGCGATGTCCGGCATGGCTTCGGCGATCACGGAGAGCATCTGCGCCCGCATCTGGCCGAGCAGGGCCTGCTGGTCGGCCTTGCTGCCACTGTCGCCCGAGAAGTTGACCGGCATGTGGAAGTTGATGGTGTTGCCGCCGCCGGCCGCGCTGCCGCCCAGGTGATCACCACGGCCCAGCGCCGCCATCTGCTCGGCCGTGAACACGCCTTCGCCGCGCTGCAGGATGGCCGGCACCTCGTCCGGGGCGAGGATGCCGCCATCATGGAAGCGTGGGGCGCCGATGAACAGGTTGTCGTTGACGGGGCGGGTGAAGGTGGGCGTGCCGCCGACGATGCCGCCGCCGTGGAAGAAGTTGAAGAAGCCGGGCGTGGCGATCTGCGCCACGGAGGGCAAGGCCTGGGTCTGTGCCGCCGCCGCGGCACTTTGCGCCGCGGCGTTACCCCCGCCCAGCAGGCGGCTGAGAACGCCACCCACATCGCCCAGGGTGGGCGCATTACCGCCCGCCAGGTTCTTGATCGGGTTGATCACCGACAGCCGGAAGAAAGCCTGGGTCAGCTCGCTGGCCACGCTCAGGCCGATGCGGCCCATGTCCTTCAGGCTGAGCGTGCCGGAGGTGATGGCCTGGCCGATACGGTCGACGGCCTGTTCGCCCACACGGCCGAACTCATTGTAAGCCGCCTGGGTGCGCTCCAGCTCCACCTGGTTGGCGGCCAGCGCGCGGGCACCGGTGATGGCGCTCTGGCCCTCCGGCGTGTCGGCACCGGCGCCCAGCCGTTCCCGCGCGCGCAGCCCGGCCGTGCGCTGCGCGCGCTCCGTGGCGGAGGCGCCGATCAGCTCGTTGTCCAACGCCAGGCGGTCACGCTGCTGCGCCTGCTCGACCAGCAGGCTGGAGATGCGTGGGGTCGACGCCGCGACGGTCAGCAACGGGATGAGGGTTCGCACCTGCTCGGCATAGTCGGAGGTGCCCTGGATGGAGTTGCGAAGGGCGATGTTGCGCGCTTGCTGCGCGATGGTTTCACGCTCGACCGCCGCAGCGCCCTGCTCGGCCACACCCAGGCCGGCGCGCTGGACCTCTATGGCCTGGGTCCGTTCGTTCACATCCTGGCGGAACCTGTCGGCCAGCCGGCCGCGCGCGGCCTGCATCTCCTGGGCAACGTAGGTATCGGCCTGCCCACCGCTCAATCCGCGATCACGCGCCGCGTTCTGCGCCTGTATTTGCGCCTGCGCCAGGTCGCGCGCGGCGCCAGCGTTCTGGCTGAAGGCGGCGGACTGATCGCGAAGCGCGCGGGCTGAACGCTCGATCGGCGTGTCGAGGTTGGCAAGCTGCGACTGCAGCTGGGTAATCAGGTCCAGATAGCGCTTCGCTTCTTCGCTGTCCGGGTCGAGGGCAGCTATGCCGTTGCGCGCGGTCGCAATCCGCTGGTTCAGCAGGCGGCGCTGGTCCGCATTGCCATCAAACCCCTGGCTCGCCTGGTCGGCCGCTGTCACCGCCTGGCCAGCCTCTGCCAGCCGCCCCCCGCCCGGCATGGCCGCGGCGTAGCGGAGCGTCTCGGCCGCCAGCGGTCGCCCCTCACCACGCAGAAACGCAGAGACGCGACCTGGCCCTGCATTATAGGCGGCACCAACCAGCGACGGGTCGCGGTTGAACTCCGGCATGTCCAGGATCTGCCGGATGTATTTCACGCCCCCCAGGATGTTCTCCTGCGGGTTGCTGGGATCGACGCCGAGGCCCGCCGCGGTGCGCGGCGTCAGCTGCATCGTGCCGATTGCGCCGGCAGGCGACCGCGCCACCTCACCGTTGCGGCCGAGGAAGCTGAAGCCGTTTTCACGCTGCGCGATCGCCAGGGCGAGGGCTTCTGGCACGCCTTGCAGGCGCGCCTGTGCTGCGATCGCCTCGCGCACCTCGCGCGTGTTGCTGGTCGCGGTGATACGCCCGACCTCCGGCGCGACCTCCGCCCCCGCCAACCCGGCGGAGAACGACTGGTCGCGCCTCGCACGGGCGGTGGCGGCCTCGGCTCTCGCGGCGTCCAGCTCACGCCGCAATTCGGCCACGCGAACATCCTGCTCCGCCAGACGCATCGCTTCGGCCTGGCGGGCGGGGCTCGCATTGCGCGGCACAATGCTCGCGACCTGGTCATCATAGGCCGTTTGCGCATTCCGGAGCCGCCATGCCGCCCGGGCCTCATCCGCGACCGGGCCTTGGCCAGCCGGAGGGCCCGAACTCTGAATGCGCTCGATGGTGCGGTTCGCGAGGTTTGTCGCCGCATCCGCTGCACGAGACATCGCGTTGGAGACGCGCTCCCAGAGATCCTGCAGCGGGGTCAGATCCTGCGCCGCGCCGGCAGCGGAGCGGCCAAACTGATCCAGCGTCAGGCGTGCGGCGCCAGCCCTATCACCCGAGGCTGCCAACAGCTCAACCTGCCGCCGCAGCGCATCATTGAAGCCCAGCAGCCCGCCCGCCGCCGCCTCCCGCGCTGCCGCCGCCGGGTCGCGGATCGCCTTCGCCACGAACTGGTCGGCCGCCTGGGTGACATCCACCCCCATCACCCGCGCCAGGTCGGCCGAGAGCCGGATCAGCCCCTCGATTTCCGCCCGGTCGCCGGAGAAGTTCCGCTGGCCGGCGATGATGCGGCCCGCCTCCCGCGCATCGCCGCGCCCCACACCGCTGGATTGCGACACGTTCTGCGCCGCCTGGTCCACCTCGCGCGCCAGGCCCGCCGCGTCGCTGCGCGTGGCGCGAAGCCGCTGGCTCAGGTCGTTCAGGGCGCGGGCATCGCGCTCCAGCCCCAGGAAGATGCTGCCGCCCACCGTGACGCCGAGAATGCCGGCGATGCCGGCCGGGCCAAGAAAGCTCGCCAGAGCCGCGAGCGTATTGCGCACGCCGCCGAAGACCTGAGTGATCTGCCCGCCCTGCGCGGCCAGGATCATGAAGGGGCTCTGGCCCAGCGCCAATTGCGTGGCGATGTCGTTGATCTGCGGCGCCAGTTGCCGCATTTGGTTGCCGGTGATGGCCACGGCCTGGCCCGCGCCACGCGCCGCGGCCTCGGTATCGCGCAGGCCGGAACCCATCCGCACGAGCGCCGGTGCGGCATTGCCCGCGGCATCGCCGAGCTGCTTGATGCCGGCACCCGCGGCCTGCCCGGCCGCGGCGCCGGCGGGCGCAAGCTTCTCCACCTCCTGCTTGACGCCGGCGATGGCGGCGACGGCCTGGCGGTTGTCGGCCGTCACCTCGATGCTGACGCGCATGTTGCTGCCGCTCATCGCTGGCTTCGCTCCGCCATCACCCGCACCGCCTCACCCTCCAGCACGCGCAGCCTGGCCAGGAGGCCGGCATCGAGCGAAATGGAGAGGGCGCCGCAGACCACCGGCAGGGCGGCGTAGTCGAGCCCGGTGGCGACACCCACCATCCCCGCCCTGCGCCATTGGCTGCCCATGCCGAAAAACACCCTGACCGCCCCCCAATTGCCCGGCATCACCTCCAGCACCTCATCCAGCCGGCGTTGCTGCCGGCGCATCATCGGTGCCACCGCCTCGGCCGGCACGCCCAGCAGCGCGGCCTGGTCCGCCAGCTCGGCCGGCGCCACATCCTCGCCATCACGCGGCCCGGCCCAGGCGCGCGCGATGGCCTTCAGTTTTTTGCTTCGGCCGCCGGCGGCTGGCCCGACAGCGCCTCGACATAGGCCTGCGTCAGGCCGCGCAGGATCAGCGGGTTCGCCAGAAGTGCCTCACGCGTCGCATCGGTCAGCGCCAGCGGGGCCTCGTTTTCATCCATGACGTCATAGATCTCGACCAGCGCCTCGCGCATCAGCGCGGCGGTGCGCTGCTGCAGCTCCGCATCGCTGCGCGCCATGCCGATCTCGTGGCGCAGGTGTTCGGGCGCCAGGCGGAACTTCGCCCTGAAGCGCTGGTCCAGAAACCCACCCTCGGCCGGCACCCGCAGCGCGACAGGCCACACCCAATTCATTTCGTTCATCAGCTTGAACATATCGCTGGCCCTACCGTGCGGTGATCAGGATTTCGTCGTTGCCGGTGCTCGGGCGCGGCAGCACGGGGATACGCAGCATCGCCACATCCCCGTCCCGCTCATACTTCAGCCCGGGCAGCAGCCTGCCTCTGGGGACCGAGAGCTCGACAACATCACCGGCCGCGCCGGCCAGGGAGATGAAGAAGGGCAGCTCGCTATCGCTGGCGGCGGCGGAGAAGAAGTTCGCCGGCACCAGCCCATCCGGCGCTTCGATGAGCACTTCCATGATCGGCGCGCGCTCGGTGATGCGCACCTCGTTTCGCGCCGGCAGGTCGCGCACCAGCAGGCTGTTCGCATGGGTGTAGCGCAGGCTGCGCATGGGGTAAGTCACGGCGTTGATGGTGCAGGTGAGGGTGGAGGCGCGCGGGATGATGGCATCGCGCCAGGCGCTGTAGACGCCGGTGGGCAGTGCCACCCCTGTCGGGTCGCTGTAGAGGCTGATGAAATCATATTTGATGGTCGGCTCGGAGCCGACCACCATGTTGATCTCGAAGGTGCCGCGGGCGCCCAGGGCGCGATGCCGGGTGCCGTCCATGAGATAATAGAACGAGCCGCTCTCCTGCACCGCGGAAATCGACGAATAATCGACCTTGGTCGATGCCGTGATCGTCTCCGCCATGCCGCACATCCGATGCAGCTTTCCCCATGGCGGGATGGTGCCGGCCGCGCCACTGCCGCACATCGGCACCTCAAGCACCATTTTCACCGCGCGGTTATAGGTGCCGGGGCGGCCCTTGTTGCCATGGAAGGGCTGCACGCGTGGCCGGTCTGCCACTTCGGCCTCGAACGGCATGACGCTCATCTGCTGGCACAGCACCATATCCGCCGCGGTGCCTGCCACGGGCACGATATCGGTGCCGTAGGTGGTCTCCAGCTTGGCGACGGCGATGGAATGGGTAATGCGGGCCATCAGGGCTGCTCCTCAGGCATTGCGGTGGATGGCTCGCCGGCGCTCATGGCCTCGATACCATCGGCCGGCGCCGGTTGCGGTGCCTCGACATCAGGGCCGGCCACGCGCAGCAGGCTGCCATCGGCCTGGCGCAGATAGCTACCGCCTTCGCTGGGCATCGGCAGCGCCTCGGGCTCTGTCAGCGCGGGCTTAGCGGGCGATTTGGCCATGATCAACGGCTCCTAAACATAGAGGGTGAGGGCGGCGGAGAGGGCGTATTGCTCGGTCCATGCCACCACGCTGTCCGAAATGTCGCTCAGGCTGCCGCCCACCAGCTCGAAGGGTTCGAGGGTGGTGATCCTGGCCCCTGTGACGGGCTGCGTGGGTATCGCGGGCGTCCAGCCCACCATTGCGGCGCGCATGGCATAGACCAGCGGCTCCAGCGAGGTGGCGGCGGCATCGCCGCGCGGGTCACGCGCATTGGTGGCCAGAATGACCACGGCGACGCGGCGGGTGAGCTGCTGGCGCAGCACTTTCGATGCCATGCTGTTCGGCCGGGCCGTGTCGTCCATCGGCAGGACATAGGCGGCGGGCAGCTTTTCGCGCGGCGGCGCGGTGAGCTGGGCGTATTCACCGGCGCCGGCGACGAGGCGCAGCGCGGTGACCTGGCTGCGCAGCCGGGCCTCGATCGCGTCCATCATGCGCTGGCGCCGCCGCGGGTGATGCTCAGGATGGCGCCGGTGATGATGGCGGAGACGTCGTCGCGATCATCATTGTCGAAGCCGAGGTAAGGGCGCGCCGGCATTGTGATGGTGCGGGCGGGGAATTCGATGTCTTGCAGCGTGACGCGCTTGTGGGCGCGCTTGCCCTTCATGATGGCGAAGAGGCTGCGGCTGAAGACCTGGTCCACTGCGTTTTTGCCCTTCACCCGGCGGAAGGCGACCTTCCGCGCATAGGCGCGCTGCTCGATCTGCCCCCCGAACTGATGGATGGCGGCATAGGGCACGCCATTGCTGCCGACCACGACGCCACGCGGATTGGCCTGATAGACGATGCTGCGCAGCAGATGCTGCCTGTCGATCAGCGTCTTCCCGTTTTCCTTCAGCGCGCGTTGGCTGGGCTTCCAGGGCACGCCTCCAGGGCCACGGCCCTGCTCGAAGCGATCATTCTGGATGCGCTGTTGCATCCCCGCGCCGATGTTCTTCATCACCGGCGTCATGTCGTCCATCAGCGCGGCGAGCTGGCCCAGGATGGCCAGCGTCGGCGCATCATCGACCGTGATGGTGATCTGCGCACCGCTCACCCGAGATACTCCGCCAGGGCGGCCCGGGTCAGCACCTTCTCGCCACCGCTGAAGGACACCCGCGCCTCAGGCACGGCGGGCGAGGCACCTGCCGGCGCCGCGGCCACGCCCACCAGCGTGGCGGTGCCCTGCGCCAGGTCGCGCAGCATCTTCAGCGCATCCTCCTGCGCCTGGCGCACCGCTTCGGTCGGGCGGTCCTTCCACAGCAGCGCACGGGCGATATCGGCTCCCAGCCGCAACAGCAGCGCGGGCGTGGGGGTGACCGGCACGGCATAGCGCGCGGCCAGGTAGCCATTGATCATCGCATCCGCATCGACCAGCGCCGTGGCGACGATGCTGCTGTCGATGGTGCCGGCATTCGTGCGGTCGGTGAGCTGGATCAGCTCATCCGACCCGAAACGGGCGACCAGATCGGCCTGGGATGCATAGGGCATGGGGTGGCGTTACTCGGCCGCGTAGGCGGCGGCGCCGGCGGCGACCAGGTCGCGCGCGGCGGCCGGCGTCACGACCATCTGCTCGCCGATCTCGTGGCGCGTGCCATCATCGATCGGCGACAGCACCTCGATCACGGCCCATGCCGGCGCGAGCTCGGGCGCGGGCTCCGGCGCGCTTGCCGCGGGTGCGGGCGCGGTCTCCACGACAGGCTCGGGAGCGGCGGGGCTGGCCGGCGCCGCGGCATCCGGCACCGCCCCCCCGACCGGCGCCGCGGCAACATCCGGCACCAGCCCCCCGACCGGTGCTTCGGATGCCGCGCCGCTCTCGGCGCCGGCCAGTTTCGTCTGCTTCGCCATGATGATCAGGCCACGCAGTTCTGGAAGAAATAGCCGGCGGCCTGGGCAGCCACGATCTCCAGCAGCTCCTCGCCGACGCGCACATTGTCGCCGCCTTCGAGGCCGATGTTCGGGTCGAAGCCGGTCCAGGCGAGCTTCTCGCCGAACTGCGCGCTCCAGCCGAAGCTGGGCATGCCATCCGGCCCGCCCAGCTCGTCGATCTGCAGCAGGGCCATGTGCTTGCCCCAGACGCGCGCCTGGCTCATCGCCTGGCCGGGGCGGGCATTGTTCAGCCAGCCCTGACCGACCACGATCTTCTTCAGGCCGAGCACGGCGGCGTAGGCTTCAGGCGTCACCACGCCAGAGGTGCCGGCATTGCCCAGTACAGCTCCCACCACCCGCGGGTGCTGGCTCACCCTCGTCCATGCCTGCTGGCCGAACACACCGACATTCGGCCGCGCGATCATGCTGTCCATCGCGGTGAGCGTTGCGTCGATGGGGTTGCTGTTGGTGAAGTCCGACCATTGCGCGGTGCCCGAGAGCGTCGTGCGCTGCGCGGCGAGATAGGTGTTCAGCCCGAAGACCAGGTTCGCAACGCGGATTTCACGGTCCAGCGCCACCAGGTTGGAGGCGATCATCGCCGCGAGGGCCAGCGGGTCCTGCATCGGCGCCTGCGGGAAGGCCTCGCGCATGGCGGCCGCCACGCGTTGGTCACGCCGCGGCACAGGCACCTCCAGGCCATAGGGCTGGGTCACGCCGGCGCTCTTGCCGCTCTGCGGCACAAATTGCGTCGGGCGGCCGAGGCGGCCGACCTTGGTATCGGGCACCGTGAACTGCGTCTGGATATCGAAGGTCGTGAATTCGAAGCTGGGCAGCGGCACCGGCACCCGCGGCAGCACCTCATCGGCGATGAGCGTGGCGTTCTTGTACATGACCGCGACGGCGGTCAGCGCGGGCGACTGGGCGAGAGGATAATCGGCCATGTGAGCTCCTTAACCCTGGATCGAGCCGGGGTTGATGTTGACGCGGATCAGGTCACCGGCGGCGCTGGCCGCCTCCAGCGCGATGGCGATGATCCGATTGTTGACGCCGGCGGCGGGCGCCGCGGCCACCAGGCGCCCGACGCTGTCGCTGGTCAGCAGCGCGCCAGCCGCGACGGCCGCGCCGGCCTCGGCCAGCGTCTCGCCGACATGCGTGACGTCCACCCGCTCACCGGACGCAACGCCCTTGGGCTGGCTGACGATGCCGAACAGGGCGTCGCTGACCGCCGCGCCCTGCACCACCTGGCCGGCGTTGCTGGCATGCGGGCGAACGGCGCGCCGGTCGGCGATCGCGCCGGATGCGATGTAGGTCTTGTACAGCAGGCTCACGCGGCCTCTCCTTCGGTGACGGCCCTGATCGCCAGGGCATTGTTCGCGGGGGTGTCGCCCAGGCCCTTCGCCTGGCGGTACATTTCGGCCTTGGCCACGATGTCGTGGGCGCTGGTCGGGTCGGCCATGGTGACCCCGGCGCCGCCCGCGACCTGCCCGAAGGCGACCATCTTGGGCTGGCGGGACAGCAGGTCCTTCAGCGCCTCACGCGGGCTGCGCGGCGCGCCTTCGGCGAAGGCGACCATGGCCTCGCCCTCGGCCGGCAAATGCCCGAGCAGCGCCAGCGTGTCGGCGCGGTTGGCGGGCAGTGCCCGGCCTTCCGCCTGCAGGCGGTCCAGGAAGGCCGCATCCTCGCTGGCGCGCAGCGCGGCCTGTGCCTGGGCGAAGGCGGTGCGCTCCACCTGCAGGCGGGCCTGTTCGGCGGCGAGCGCCGCGGTATCCGCCTCCAAACGCACGCGCTCGGCGGCGATGGCTGCGGCATCGGGGTTGGCCATCGGGGCCTCCTGTTTCGGTTGGGCGTAGGCGGGCGCGGGCATGGCGTTGGCCGCATCGTCATCGCGGTAGCTGCGGGCCACCTCGTCGATCTCGGCGCTGGGCAGCACGCGGTCGGCGGTGTCCTGGCCGGCGGAACCGATCATCCATTCGCGCAGGCGGCGGAGCATCCCGGCGACCAGCCCCTGCTGCCAGGGCTCCATGAAGGCCACGAAACCGCCGGCCGCGGCGAACTGCACCCGGGCCAGCCCACGCACGGCCGGCGGCTGGGCGCCGAGGAAGCCGACATGGCGCAGCGACCATTGGCCGGGCTTCGGGTTGTGGTTGTCGTCGGGCTCGTAGAAGGCAGCGCTGACATGACGGAAGCGGCCACGGCGGACCATCTCGGCGAAGGCGTCATCCACCTGGTCGAGATCGGCCATGAGCACATCGCCATCACAGCGCAGGCCGGCGACCCAGGCATAGGCCGGCGCATCGGCGGCGGGATGGCCCACCACGATGGGGGCGGCGTGCGCGGCCTGGCTGTAGCCGGCGGCAATGGCCTGCACATCCGCCCGCGTGAAGGTGCGGGGAATGCGATCGACGCCGGTGTGCGTCCCGGCCCGGAAAATCTCGATGGTCTGGGGCATCAGGCGATGGGGCTTCCAGATGGGTTGCAGTGGCGTGCTTCGATGTGCACCCTATGCGCGCCACGGAATGGCTTTCAGGCCGACATCTGTCGGCCTTCCACGCCCCTTATTCGGCTGCTGTTATGCGCCTGCGGGTGACACCGCCGTGGGCTTTTCTCCCAAACTCGGGGCGCCGCTGGTGACGGTGGCGCCCCGCTCTTTTCGGGAGAGCTCACGCCCATGCTTCCCCGACATAACCTGCAAGGTGGACGATGCCCGAAAAGACCTTCGATGAAGCTCTGATGGAGCTTCTGGACACATACGCTGACACGCCGGCCGATGAGCTCATTTCCGCGCTGGAATTGCAGATCTACGCGCTGAAGGAAGCCGAATGATGACCCACGTCTTCGAAGGCGCGCCGGACGGCCGGCAAGCCGAGACGGCCATCACGCCCTCCCGCTTTCGGCCGCGCTATCGCCCACTGACCGATGAGGAGAAGGCGCTGCACGACGCCATCAAGGCGAAGGCCGCCGAGCTGGAGGCGCTGGTCGAGCAGGTCAGGCCCGGCCGCTATCGCAGCCTCGGCATCACCGCGCTGGAGGAAAGCGTGATGTGGGTGGTGAAAGAGCTCTCCGCCTGACCGAATGCGGCGGCCGGGGCGTCGCCCCGATCAGGCAGAGCCCGCGGGAGCAGGTCGGAACATCGAACCTTGGCCCCGGCCGTCGCATGCCCTGGATGCCGCGATGCTGCCGATATGCATCTCCCCGCGTAGCCGGTCCCGAATGCTCTCGACCGGCTGGGCGATCCGGCCCTGGTAGCCGGCCGTCCAGGGGAGGGCCTGGCGCTTATCCACCGGCTACACCGCCTCCTGTAGCAGATGAATTTCTGTCCTGGAGCGGAGCACGTCGCACCCGCGCTTCGCGTCGGTGGGCATGGGTAGCTTCAAAGCAATGCCCTCCCGCTTGTTGCGGAGATAGTCCTGCCGTGATTGCCTTGTGATTGCATGAGCGATTCGGGGCTCCCGATTTCACGTCGGGTCATTCAGGAGGTCAGGAAACTGGCGCAGGTGATTGGCGTTAAGCCCTTCACGCTGCTCGTCTGTGTTTTCGGGGTGGCCAATATCGCCGTGGCTGGGAACGAATGGGCAGCCATCAGCTCGATCTGTGTGGTCTTGCTCTACACCGTTCATTCACTGAGGGAGTGTTATGACGCCAAACTGGTGCTAGACGAGCGGCGGGAAGATCGCCGCATCAGCGAAGAAAAATTGGCCAACGCAAAGCGTCCGAGACGTGCAAAACTCCAAGCCGAGCAGCCGAACCTGCCGCTGGGCGACCGGACGGATACAATGGGAGACCGTAAATGATCGTGGGCACCGTCGTCGTCATCATCGCGCTGCTGATGGTCTGTTCTTGGCTGCAGGCTGAACGAGCACGTCTCGTGGTGCGTGCTGGATGCCTTTCCCAGTCGACCAAGCTCCTCGACCAACACCATGAAGCTTTGGTGCATTTCCTCGACCATCCCAAGGCAACGCCGTTTCTTCGGTCGATCGCCCTCGACCTCAGTGACGCGTGCCTGCGCGAGGATCACATCGTATCGCTGGCTCGCGCAATTACGCAGGATGAGCCGGTGAACGAAACCCCGACCGCGTTTGACGAAGCGCTGAGCGGCCTCAGAGTAGCTGATGCCGAGTTGCATGATGTGTTCATACGCGCTTGCACCGCTGGGATGCTCGCAGGCATCATGAAATTCCCGGAGTCGAGCGCAATGCTCCTGGATGCCGCAGCCAAGATTGCCACTAACCCTCGCAAAGACGTAAAGCTGGCGGCGTCTCGGTTGCCCCCGCATCAGCGGTTCACGGGCGGAGAGGCGTTCGCCTGAGCAAAGGCGCTCGTCAACCACGCAAGGTTGCGATCCCATCTGACATACCCATTGAATTAGGCCTTCCGGCACACCTATCGTAGGACGAGTGCGCATCGCAGGCTTCCGACGCCGGTGTCATCAACGCTGCGATGCAGGGGTCCGGTGGCGATCGCCGCGGCCCTACTCCCCTCGACGGAAAACCAGCTCGCCCTGCCTCTGCTGCGCCAGGTACTCCTCCGCGCCGCGTGACGTGGCGGCCGTGGCGCGGGGCTCGAAGGCGGTCTGCACAACCAGGCCATCATCGGTGACCTCGGCCACTGAAAAGCCGCCGCGCAGCCGGTCCGCCGTCTGCCACCGCGCGATGTAGCGACGAATGATCCTGACGAGCCGCCCCTTGCCCGGCACCTGGATCGTCTGCTCCAGCTGCCAGATCTCGTCGGGCGATTTGATGGTATCGGCCAGCATCACCAGGCGCTCAGCGTCGCCATGCTTCAACACCTTCAGCGCGCCGGTCACGCGATTGGTGACGGCCGCGGCGCCGATCCAGAGCTTCGCGCCGGACACATCCTCGAACGCTGCGGGCGCCTCCATGGTCGCGCCGAATTCCCCCAGGAACCGATCCGCATAGTCCTGCTCCGTCAGACCGGCCGGCAGCAGCCGATCCGCCGGCCAGACCCGCGGCGCAGGCAGCGGCGCAGCCGGATCCAGCGAGGCCGCAGGCTTGCTGGCTGGTACCGACGAAGGCGCTGCCGGCAAACCAGTGTCCGGCGGCGGTACCAGCGCCGGCCGCGCGGCCTCGGCGATGTCGCCCGGTGCCCGCCGCGCCGCCTCGGCCGCCCGCGCCTGCGCCTGGCGCAGCACCGCACCATCGCCGGGATTGTAGCCGAACCCCGGGTCGATCCCCTCCGGCACCTCGATCATGCCGCGCCCGGTCACCTGGCGATTGACCATGGTGACGCCCGGCGCCGGGTCGCTCACCTTCCAGCCGCGCCTGGCCAGGTCGCGCTGCGCCAGGCTGGTCACGCTGCAGCGGCAGCTCCAACCATTCGGGGGAAAATGCGTGTTCCACCAGGGGTGGCCCACGGGCAGGATGGTGCCGTGCCATTGCCGGTGCAGCAGCCGCGTCCGGTTGTCCATCACCGCCGAGTAGCGGAGGAGGGGCCGTTCGGCCTTCAGTTCATCGATCTGCGCCCATCGGCCGGCCGAATAGGCCATGCGCAGGTTGGTCTCCAGGATCACCCGGCTGCGCCAGCCCGGGGATCCGCGATAGGTCCAGCCATAGCGCCTGGCGATGGCGACGAATTGCCGCTGGAATTCATCCTTGGTCAGGCCGGTGGCAATGGCCTCATCCACCGCCGCCCTGAAGTCCGCCAGCATCGCCATGTTGCGGGCGCCGGCGACGACGAAGCTGACCTGGTGGGCCTCATGCCAGGTGTCGGTCCAGCCATCGGTGCCGAGCAGCGCTTTGGCGCGGAAGAAGTCGATCGCCTCTCGGAAGGGAACCTGGCCAAGCCGGGGGGTCATGACCGATCATCCCCAGCATTGCCGCGGGCGGGTCCACCCGGGTGAGTTATAGGGTTAATAAGCGGCGATAAGAGGGTGCCAGGCGGTTTTTCGGGGTGCGGGGGCGGCATCGGTCGCGCAGCCGCCTTCAGCCGCCTCCTGCGCGCCCTGGCGCGATGCCCCGCGCAGAGGCCCCGCCGGCGCGGCTTTGCGGCGTCACGCCACGCCATCGGTCAGGTCCGATCGGCCCGCGAGGTTCGCAAGCGCCAGGGCCTCGCCCATCAGCACCGCCATTTTCTCCGTGCCGAGATCGGGAAAGAGCCTGGCCAGCCCATCGCGGAATTCGACGAGGCCCGCGCTGCGCTCGAGCAGGCCACGCACCTGGTCCAGCGCCGCGTCCTGCAGGGTGCCGGTGATCCGGTCCAGCTGCTCGGCCAGAAGGTCGGCCGCGTCGCGCGGGTCGCTGGCCTGAGCGAAGGCGGCGGCCGGCGCCCCGCCGGGCAGCAGGCGGTTGAGGCCCGGCTGCGGCGCCTTCAGCTCCCAGCCCTCGCCATAGGTCCCGGTGATATAGTCCAGCGTGGGCGCAAAGCCGAGGCTGCCGATCTTCACGTCGCGCTCGGCCCGGGCGTTCAGATCCTCGCCCTCGGCCACCTCCCACCAGATCCTCGGCAGCGGCCCGGCATAGCCCGGCGCATTGAGCTCCACGATCCAGCGCACCAGCGTCGCGTTCACGGTGCCGGACAGGCTGTCGGCATCGGCCTTGGTGATTTCCAGGCGCACCTGGTTGTGCACCTCGCCCAGCGCGCGGCTGCCGTTCTGGCCCGCATTGGTGCTCAGCGTCTCGCCCAGCACGATCTTGGAGATCTCGTCATCCATGTATCTGGCGAGGGTCTGGTAGGTGTCGAAGCTGCCGGCGCGCGTCGCCTCCAGCAGTTGCACCGCCATGCCCTCGGGATACATCACGCCGGTGTCGCTGGAGACGGCGGCCAGGGCAGCCTCCAGCACCAGCAGCTGGTCGTTGGTGGCGCCAACCGGATAGCTGCCGATCACCGTGGGCTGACCGAACTTCTCCAGCGCCGCCATCCAGAAGCCCACGCCCTGGCGCTTGAAGTAGACCGGCCAGAACAGCCGATTGCCAAGGCCAAGGCCCCACGGGTCGCCATACCGCCCGCCGAAGCGATGCACGATGAATTTGCGGTCCGGCACATCATCGCCATCGAGCATCCGCGCCCGCGTCAGCAGCTTCAGCGCCGGCACGCCGCCCCCACCATCCTCGAAGGCGAAGCGGCGCGGGTTGCGCGCCAGCAGCGCGTTGGGAAGCAGCCGATCGCCGCGCTGCTCCCACATCACCTCCAGCACCGCAATGCCGGTCAGCAGTGCCGCCAGCGCATCCTCCACCACCCTGTCGAAGGGCAGCGCCTCGAACGCCTCGCGCACCAGCTCGGCCACCGCGGTGGCGCCGGCGCTGTCATCCCCGGGCTTGACCGACCATTCGCGCCCCACCAGGGACAGGCGGCGCTTCTGGAGAACGGCGCTGACCTGCGGGTCGCGCTCCAGATCCTCATAGATCAGCAGCCCGGCGCTGCCGCCACGCGTCGAGAGCACGGCATCGGTCGGCAGCAGCCGCTTGCCGTAGACCCCGCGCGTGGGGTCGGTGAGGACGGAGGCGAATTCGCGCTTCAGCGCGACGCGGCCGATGCGCCCCAGCGCCTGGTCGTTACTGCCGCTCATCGGTCGATCCCCATGAATTCACGTGCGGCCTCGCGTGCCACGCGCCGCTGGCCTGTGGTGCGGAACTCGATCCGCGTCTCGCCCGTCTTTGTCGCGGCATGGGCGAGCAGGTGGGCGACCAGGCTGTCGCCATGCCGGCCCTCGCCATCCGCCCCCTTGAAGCGGGCATCCGAGATCCCGGGCAGGCCGGCGCGCAGGATGGCGCTGCGGTGGTCGGTCAGCACATCCTCACCGGCGGGCAGGATGTAGCTGCGGTCTTCGAGCGCGGCGCGATAGGTCGGGAAATGCTCGGCATACCAGCCCTGGGTGGCCTTCACGCAGGCGATGCGGCCCTCGCCATACTTCTGCTGCGCCGCCTCGGCATGCGCCTGGCCGTTGCCCCGGGCGTCAAGCGCGCCGGTGAAGCGCGTCAGCTCGGCAAGAATGCCGTCGGTGATCAGCCATTGCACGTCGAAGGGGATGCGCCGCAGCTCGACCTGGAATTCGCAGCGCCACAAGCCGGCCCGCTTCTCCTCGGCCACCGCGATCACCGAAAGATCGCCATCGCGGCCCATATCCTGGCCGAAGCTGTGGCGGCGGCTGCGATCGAGCGCGCGCAGCAGCGGCGCGATGTGCTCCTCGAACCAGATCGCGGCCTCGTCGAGCCGGTTGGGTTCGAGATACCAGCCCTCCTTCTGCGACCAGGCGATGATGGGAATGCCGGCCTGCTGCGTGGCGGCGACCAGGCTGCGCGGCAGATAGGCGCCGGAGCTGCGGCGCGGGATCGCCTCCAGCTCCTCATCACGCGCCTCATGCCGCGGGCCGTAGCTGCGCAGGATCTTGTTCAGCCATTCCGCCTTGTTATCCGGCGTCGGCGTCTTGCCGCGCATCAGGCAGACCCGCTCATACAGGCCATTTTCGACGGCTGCGCTGAAGGGGATGCGATGGATGGAGTAGTCGTAGAGCCCGGCCCGGCTGTCCTTGATCAGTTGGTTGAACGGGTTGTCCTCGCCATTGTGGCTGGAGATGATGCGGATGCGCCCCCCCCAGATCAGCAGGGCGTTCACGGCATCAAGCACGGCCGCTACGTCCTCGTGGAAGGCCGCCTCATCGATCACCACCGTGCCCTGCAGGCCGCGGATATTGGCGGGGCGGGAGGAGAGCGCGACGATTTGGAAGCCGCTACGAAAGGTGATGCGGTAGGCGGCGATCTGCCGGCTGGTGCCATTCTCGCGCTGATCCTCGAAGAGGAATTCGTCAACCTCGTGCAGCTCGCGCGCCACCACGCGGGCGAAGTGCGCGACGTAGCGGATGAACTCCCGCCCCTTTTCCTTGCTGTCGCCGATGTAGAAGATGTTGTCGCCGCCGGCGGATTTGCTGGCGGCGGCGATGAGCGTGTCGTCCAGCGCCTCGGCATAGGTGATGCCGGTGCGGCGGCCCTTCTCGCAGATCTTCAGGGCGCTCTTGTCGTCCAGCCAGTCGACCTGGTGGGCCATGAGGATGCCGGTGGCCAGCGGGTCGTGGTCGCGCGGCAGCTCGGCGGCCGGCAGCAGCGTGTCATCGATGCTGGCGGCCGTGGCGCTCACTGCCCGGCCAGAGCCTCAATGCATTCCGGGTCTTCGCCAATGACGGCCATGCACCGCAGGCAGGTGCCGCCGCAGTCTCTGGCCTCCACATCCCCGGTGTTGAGCGCGCCCTTGCAGATGTCGCAGTTCAACGCCTCACGCTCGGATGGGGCTTCCCGCATCTCAGCAATGCGCTGGTCGATGTCGCGGTCCGTCAACAGCGGCACACCGGACGCGATGATGTCCGCACGCAGCGCGTCGAACTCCTCCATATAGGGAGCGCGTTTGGGCTCGTCGCTCATGGCTTTTCGCCCCGGATGACAGCATCAGCCCGCGCGCGGGTGACGATGCCTCTGCCCACGGCATAATCCATGAGCCGGACCAATTCAGCGCTATCGAGGTTCGCTTTGCCCTGCGTGATGGCCATTTCGCGCGCGTCGTCCATCACTGCATCGGCACGCATGGCGATGCGCTCAGCCATGGTGAAGAGCAGGCGGAATTGAGCGGCCGACACTTCGCGCGCCACCCGCTGGCCTTCGGCCTCCATCATCGGCAGCCCTGCCGCCTCTTCGGGTGAAATCACGCGCTGATCACCGGGCAGCACAAGCTCAACTTCACCGTCCCACAGGATTTCAGAGAGGATCATGTTCGGGTTGCCTGCCTCATCGCAGGAAACCAGCGCCCAACGCGTTGCTTCTGTCATGCTCACCACTCGATTATGATGGCGATGCCGTTGCCACCAGCGCCGCCAGCGCCGCCGACGAACCCGCCGCCACTATTGCCAGCACCACCGCCGCCGCCACCGCCGCCATATGCGCCGCCATTGCCGCCAGCGGCGCCATTCGTGCCATTGCCCGCGGCAGCGCCGCCACCGCCCTGCGCTGGCGAAGCCGAGAGATCCAAGATGGTCAACCCGCCACCGTTTGCGCCAACGGAAGGCCAGTTCGGGCCATCTTCCAAAAATGCCGGGCCACCAAGCGTCCCCGCCTGTGCGACTGCTGATGCGTTGAAGCCGCCACCGCTACTGCCGCCGGCGGCGCCGCCAACCAGATTTGAGCCCCCAATGTTTGGAGCGCCAAGGGCGCTGGAGCCCGAACCACCGGCGCCGTTATGCGCGCTTCCGGAACTAGCCCCCATAAATCCGGTGCCCCCACTTGGAGCGCCGTTGAATCCTGCGCCTCCCGTCGTTGTGCCGAAACCGCCAAAGACGAGCGATGATTGCCCGCCAGCGCCACCGCCACTGGTAGCGCCGAGCGACCCCGGTCCGCCGCCGGAACCTCCGCCACCAGCCATGTAGGAACCAAACGAAGACGCGCCGCCACGCGCCCCCTGGCCAGCCAAGGTGCCGCCGCTGGGCGTTACGCCGGCCGTGCCGCCAGCGCCGCCCGCACCCACGGTGACAGTGACGGATGCCGGCAGGTCGTCAGCGCGAAACTGCCTATAACGCGCGCCAGCGCCACCACCACCACCGCCGCCAGAGCCGCCCGTGGCGCCAGGGTTATAGGTGCCGCCGAACCCGCCGCCGCCGCCGCCGCCGACCACAAGGACTGCGACAAACCTGCTGGTCGACCGCTTGAAGAAGGTGTTTGACGAGTTGAAAGTTGTGACGAAGGGCGGCGCTCCCCTCAGCGGCCAGCCACGGCCCGGCATCAGACGATCCCTCGGCCGATTGCGCACTCAACCCCCGTCGAACCGCTGGCCGTGCGAATGCCGATATTGTCGATGCCCTCGGGCAGGTTGAACTCCTCGACGCTCCCCGCGCCTAAGCGATAGGCGCCTGTCGCGGATGCATTGACGGTGAAGCTGTTGCCCAACCCACCGAGCAAGAAGACATCCGAGGTGCCGGTGTTCTTTATCACGATGCCCGTGCCACCACTCGGCACCAATCCGGCAAGCGAGATGTAGCTGGTCGTGGTGGTCGCCGTGGCGGACAACAGGTTTGCCGCCACACTCGGAACCGCGATTGCCATCCGTTATCTCCATCTTCCAAGATCTGCGCACCCCGCAGGCGCGTCACACGCTGTCGCGAGCTCCATCGCCAACTTCCGCCGCATGGCCCGCGCAAAGCCGGCCCAGTCCTCCGTGCCCGGCGCAAAGCCGCCCACGGTCACCGCGTGCTCCCGCAGCCAGTCCTCCGGCGTACCGCCCGGCATGCGGCCAATCCCGATGGCGTTCACCCGCACGCCGCGCGCCGCCGCGCCATCACGCGCGCGGCCGGCCGCCGCCGCCGCCGCCGGGTCCGCATCGCCATCCGAGGAAATGTCCACCACCTCCTGCTCCGCCGTGCAGGGCGCGCTTTCGAAGGCCGCGGTCGCATCCTCCAGCGCTTCGCCCAGCCGGGTGCCGCCGAACATGGTGCGCGGCGCCTGGCGCAGCTCGGCCGCGAAGGCCTCGGCCTCCTCCCGGCCCGCGCCCGCGCCCGAGGCGGCGGGCAGCATCGCCAGGGCGATGGCGCGGGTGCTCACCATGCCAGCAAAAGCCCGGTGGTCACGCCCAGGGCAGCACTGACCATAAACACAGACCAGGCCTGCCAGAAGGAAAGCCGGGCCATTGCGACACCATGCCAGTAAGCGGCGGACGGCGTGTCGAGAGGGTATTGATCGGTGCCGTTCATGCCGCCTCCCGCGCCCGGCCCACGCCCAGCACCTCGCGGCGGATCTGCGCGATCTGCGCCTCGCCCAGCCCGGCCTCGCGCGCCGCGCCGGCCGCGACCTCGGCGGCCTCGCCCTTGATACGCGCGCCGACCCTGGCCTCGGCCTCGGCCTTCAGCTTGTCGAGCGAGCCAAGGTCCTTCAGGGCGCGCGCCAGCATGGCCAGGTCTTTCGGCCCGGGCGCCTCGCCCTCCTCCTGCATCTCCATCTGTGTCCGGAAGGCCAGCAGCTTCAGCATCTCGCCCAACATTCGGCCGATATCGCCATCCGGGTCGGCGCGCAGCTGGCGCACCCATTCGCCCGCAATCTCCTGCGTCTCGCGGAATTTCTGCAACCGCTCCACGCTCACCTTGCGGTGCCGCCCCATGGCGCTGCGGCTGACCATGTGCCCCGCGCCGTTCACCAGCGTCACCAGCTCATCCACCGTCGCGCGGCCCTGCTGGATGGCGCGCTCCAGCGCCTCCAGCAGATGGTCCGGCAGGGCGGCGATGCTGGATTTGCGGGGCATCAGCGGCGCACGGGGCGCTTGACGCCGGGGATGGTGGCGCGGCCGGCGGCGGCGTCCTGGCCGCGCGCCAGGATGTGCCCCACGGCCAGGCCGTGCAGATCCCGCGTCTCGACCAGGCCCTGCTCGGCCAGCCAGCCCAGATCGGCGCGCACCTGGTCCAGGCTCGCCTCGTGGCCGTAATCGGGCAGCGCCGCCTGCAGCAGCGCCTCATTGGCCGCGCCACCCTGCGAGGCAGCCAGCAGCAGCAGGATCGAGAGGCGCCGATCCTCCGCCATGTGCTTCAGGTAGGAGGCGCCGCTCACTGGCGGTTTTCCCGCAGATGCGCGTCGATCAGGTCGAGCCGGCGGCCTATGCCACCCATCTGCCTTTCCAGGTTCTCGACATTCTCGCCCACGGCGCGCAGCTCGCCGCGCAGATCCGATATCGCCACCGTCAGGGCATTCACCTGCTGGGCGGTGGGCAGGTGCTGCAGCGCCGTCTCGACGATCATGATGCGCTCGCCATGCTTGTTGACGCGGCCCGAAAGCGCCTCGAGCGCGGCCTTGCCGGCGGTCTGCTCGATCGCCTTCTGCATCAGCTGGGATATGTGCTGGCGGAAGCCCCAGCCCATCCAGCCCAGCACCAGCGTGCCCAGGAAGATCAGCGCTGGCTGGCTGCGCAGCAGGATATCGAGGTCCATAATCCGGGCCTCAGACGCCGCTGAGCCGGGTCTGAATGATCTGCCGCAGCCCCTGCGGCGTGATGCCGAAATGCGCCAGGGCGTCGGGCACGCGCGTGGCGACATAGCCCGCGGCGCTGTCCACTGCCGTGCCCCAATCATCGCGCTTCGGCGCCGGGGTCGCGCCATCGGCCGCGGCGCGGGCCAGGCGCGCCTTCATATCGGCCTCCGCCCAACCCACCGCATTCTCGATCACCTCATTGAGGTAGCCCCGCACCTGCGCGTCATTCGACAGGCGCAGCCAATCCGCCGCGCGCTTGGCCGCATAGGAGCCCACCGCCAACAGAACGGCGCCGAGCATGGGCACCAACTGCTCCAGCAGCGGCGCCAGGATGGAGGTCACGGTCTGCATGTTCTAGGCCTTCGGTTGGAACTTGATGCCAGCCAGCCGCATCGCCTCGTCGACGGTCGCGTCGTCATAGGGCTGCACGCTGTTTTCCTGGCGAATGATGGCCAGCAGCAGGGGGCGCATGGTCGCGGGCTGCGTGACGTCGATGACCGCATCCGGCTCCACGGCCAGCGCCGCCGCCACCCGCGTCACATAGGCCGCGGTGTTCTGGGGCTTTTTCGTGCCGTCCGGGAAGGTGTGCACGGGCGGGCACCAGCGGTTGATGATGGCGCGCACGCTGCGCAGCTTGTGCTGGCGCTGATAGGACAGCAGCGTCACCGCCATGGCGCGGATGCCATAGGCCGGCGTGGTGAAGACCTCGAACTCGATATCGTCACCGGCGTAGAACGGCTTCTCGCCTTGCCACGCCGTGCGGCTGCGCAGCACATTGCCGGGGTTGTTGTTGCGGATGCCGCGTGGCGCGGACTTCGAGTTGGATCGGGTCTGGGACATGGCGCGCTGTTGTCGCGCGCGGGCGGCCTTGGTTTCAGGCCGACATGTGTCGGCTCATGCCGCGTCGAACGGCAATGAACCCTGCCTCAGACGGTCGTCAGTCGCAATCCTCTCGCGCAGCCGCTCGACCTGGCGGACATGCAGCACGAGCTCGACGGCGATCTCATTGGCCGAGGCGCCGCGGGCCGTCATGCTGCGCACCACCTCCAGCCGCTGCTGCCGCGCCGCCCAGGCCGCCTTGGGCACGATGATGCGCGCGTTGCGGTCGTGCTGCTCGATCAGCCAGGCCAGCACGCCCATGCCCGAATGCTGCGCCACGGGGTGGTTCGGCCGCGCCTCCACCGGCAGGTGCAGGTATTGCCCGCCGAAGCGCTGCGCGAAGCCCAGCGCCGTGGCCAGGCCATGCGCATCCGCCATTTCCCGCAGCAGGTTCGGCAACCACGGCCGCCGGGCGGCCGTTCCTGGTTGCGCCGGCTGGGCCGGCGGGCGGGGGGCGGACATGCTCAGGCCCGGCCTTGCGCGGGGCTGTCCTGCAGGGCGCGGGCCTGGGCCGCCGCGCGCATGGCAACCGCCAGGCCCTCCAGCGTCGCCTGGGCGTGTTCCGCCGGCACGCATTGCTGCACCAGGTTGCCCAGCGCCGAGGCCGCGCCCCAGGCCACCGCACCGGGGTCATCGCTGGTCTGCACCATGCGCAGCAGGAGATCGTGCAGCGCATTCGCCGCCGCCTGCGCCTCGGCTGTGAATGCCGGCCTCATGCCCGTTTGCCCTTCGTGTGGCGCTGCCACCAGCCGGTCAGCCGGCCGACCGCCTCACGCGCCTGGTCTTCGGTCAGCAGCTCGACATGCCGCACGCCGTAGCCGTGCCGCAGCAGCCAGGTTTCCAGGCTGGCGAAGACGCCTGTCTTCATCGCGTCGGCGTCGATCAGCGCCTCCCACAAGGCGCGCACCATCGCCTGGTCATGGCTTTCGCCCGGGCGGGGCGCGGCCTCGGGCAGCACGCCCTTCCGCCCGCGCATGTCCTTCAGCGCCTCGATCACCTGGTTGAGCTGTTCGCTGTCGCAGAAGCGTAGGCTGTCGCGGCCGGTCACGCGCTTGCAGAAGGCGTCCAGCGCCCGCTCGCTGCGGTCCCGCACCAGGCCGGCGCGGCCCAGATCGATCCAGAGGCCGCGGGCCATGCGGGCCTGGGGGCGGCTGTCCAGCGTATTGGCCGGGCGGCCGGCGCCCTGGCCCGCGCGGCGCGGCGCCCCATGCTGGTGCAGCGCATCGATCACGCGGCCCAGCTCGCCACCATTCATGGCGCGCAGGCTGTCGCGGCCGGCGGCCTTCACCAGGAAGCCGCGCCAGGCAGCCTCGTCCTGCAGTTCCGGCACCTGCCGGCGGCAGGCATGCACCGCCTTCATCAATCGCGGATCCGCGCCGCGCGGTTTTGTGGGCTCAGGCTGGGGCATGCTGGCTCTCCGGGGCTGTGGTGGTGAGAAGCGTTCGCGCGCAATCCGGGCAGCGGCCGAGGCGGAGCGCGGCGCCCGGCCCCTGCCAGCCGCATCGGCAGGACGCCGGCGGCTGTGCCAGGCGCGGCAACAGGGCGATGGAGCGCTGGGCGTGCAGGGCGGCGCGGGTGACGGCCAGGGCCCGGCTGCGACCGAAGCATTCGAAGAAGCGGGCCGCGGGCTCGGCTGGGTCCGCACACCAGGCCAGGATGCGGTCGCGCACCGCCACGCCATGGTGCCAGCCCTGGGGCATCAGGCCGAAGGCCGCGGCCTCATCCCGGCTGGGGGTGGGCATGCGCAGCCATTGCCGGCCGCCAGGGTTGCGGATGGAGAGGCGGCCATCGGTGCCGCGCATGACCAGCCAGCCCAGCGCATCATGGATGCGGGCATCGAGGGCGGCGCCAGCCAGCGCGCCGTCTTCGATGGCCGCCAGGACATGGCCAAGGGCGGTGGGGTTGGGGAGGGGGAGAAGGGAGGCGCTCATGTCCGCGCCGCCCAAGGGGGGATCAGATTTGCCCCCCCCTTTACGCTGTCAGGCCGCGCGCAGTTCCGCGTCCAGCATGCGGCCGCCAACATCGTCCAGCTGGTTGGCGAGATGGCGGACCACGACGGCGACGCCCTGTGCCGCGAGAGCCGATAGCGGCTCGTCTCGGTCAAGCACCTCCGCAAGCATGCGGAGGGCCATGACCACGTCGAAGGTGACGTCGGTGTCGTCAGGCATTGCCGGCAACCGTCGCCTCGGCCCCTTGCATCATCGCGAAGCCATGGTCGCTCAGCCTTTCCGCTATAGCTTCGAGCTCGGAGGCGAGTTTGCGCGCCTGCTGATTTTTCCCAGGAATGCTCGCAAGCCGGCGGCGTATCAGTATGGCCGCACCCCAGCAGACCTCTCCCACCTTTTCCATCATATCGCCGGTGTCGATCTTCTCCTGACCGGCAGCGACGATCTGCAAGGCATCCATGTGCGCACCCTCCAGCATCATCAGCATCGCCAGCCTCAACGAAGCCAACCCATGCAGCATCACGGGCGGGACGTTGTCCCAGCCGACCTCGTCGAACTGTTCGTGGAGCCGCTGATAGATTTCCATCAGCCCATCGCCGGCAAAAGTCTTGGGGTCCCAAGCGGCCATGGCTCAGCCCTCCAGCAGCGGAAGGGTTTGCTGGTCGGAGCCGCGCTTCAGCCGCGCCTTGACCTTGGCAATGAGGAAGTTCGTCTCGTACTTGGCATAGCCCAGCCTCGCCATGGCCTTCTCTGCGGCCGAAGCCTCCTGGCGGTACGGCGCGCCGGCCGCCCTGGCCTGCACCACCTTGGCCGCCAGTCTCTCCGCTTCCGCATCGCGCTCCGCCTTCGTCCGGCCATAGACCTGCTCGAACAAAAGGCCGCTCGGTTCCTGCCCCTTCGCAAGTGGTGCTGGCAGGCCCTCCCGATGGCGCGTCCAGTGTGCTTCCAGGACCTCGTCGCACTCTGCCTGGTACCGCGCCAGCGTGGCCCGAATTTCTGGCTTCACCCGACTGAGGGTAATTCCGCTGAGCCAGGACCACAGCCGGCGCAGCGGGATTACCAACATCTCCCGCGTCTTTCCGTCGCCGGCAACCGTAGGCATCATGCCTACGGACCAACGCTTTTGGTTCGATTGCAGCTTCTGCTGCTGACGCCCCCAATCGAGGCCGAGCGCCTCGACAATCGGGCGCATCGGCACCCGCGGCGAGACCTCGTCGGTCACGAAGATGGTGCTGCCCAGAAAGGGCACCGGTATCAGTGGAATAGTCATTGTCGGCATGTGCCGATCCTCCTGCATGTGGAAGGTCCGTAGGGCCTTCCGGGTGGTGGAAAGCTGCTGCAGGAACAGCCGCGCACGCCTTTGGACACGGCTTTTCAGCCACGTCTTGGACATGTCGTGCGCCACCCGGAAGATGATCGGGACCGGGCGGTTTCCACACCACCCGTCTCGCGTTGCCGAAGCTGCCCGATGCTGTGCCCCGCCGTCAAGTTCTCGATTGACGGGGCATGAACTGAATTGGAGGATGCAGACCGAACGTGGAGGACGTCATGCTGCGAATTGCCACCGCTATCGCGCTCGCAATTCTCGCCGGCTGCGCCGCACCGACCACGTTGATCGCAAGGCCACCGGAGGGCCTTCGCGCCCTGCGTTTCTTGGAAACGGTCCGCCTGCCTGGCGCCCTTGGGAATACGTGGGAGTTCCCGGCGAACACCATGATGGTGCAGGACCGAGTGAGGGAGGCAGATGCGGTCGCGTTGTGGTGTGGCACCATGATCATCCGCGACATCGTGGCCGAAAACCGGCAGACCTGCTTCACGCTGAATGGAGGTACGGTCGGCATTTTGGCCGACATCCATCCCGTTGGGTTCATCCGGGAACTGCCCGAAGGCAGTGTCGAGATGACCAGGCTGCGCTGACCTCACCGCCCGACCTCCCAGTCAATCCGAGCGATGTGCAGTGCGGCCTTCAGCAGCTCGCTGTAGCGCTCCCGCACATAGTCCCGGTGGAAGGCCGTGGGCGCATTCAGCTTCACGCTGATCTTCTGGCCCTCTGCATCGATCTCCCCGCCGACACACAGCAGGGGCACAATCCACTGGGCGAAGCTGGCCGGGCTGATCCGCCCGCGAAACGCCGGCCACCACGGATGCGTTGGCTCCTCAACTGCCCCCGCCGTCACCACCTGGCCGGCCGTCGCGGGCGCCAGGTAATCCAGGAACCGCCGCTGCGCCAGGAAGGTGCGGGCATGGACGATGAACTCCTCCCGCACCCCCTTCGCCCGGCATTCGGTGGCATAGCGGCCGGCGGCGGCGACCAGCTCGGCCGGCTTCGCACCCGCCTTCACCGCGGCGGCAAACGCCGCCTCGGCGAGGGCGCGCGGGTTCGGGCTGCGCTTCGGATAGGCCGCCCAGAATTCATCGAAAGCCGGCGCCAGCGCGGCCGGCAGGGCGACGCCGCGCTTCATGGCTGCGCCGCCAGCGCGCGCTGCACCTGCAGCCGCACCTCCTCATCGATCTTCGCGCCGATGACGATCACGGCCAGGTCGCATTCCTGCTCCCTCGGCCTGCCGCGCTTCCCCGCGTCATAGACCTCGCGAACGCGACGCAGCAGGTATTGCTCCAGCTCGGGGCTCATGCCCGCGCATCCCGCGGGGATGTCGCGCCGGGCGCCTTCTGCTCGGCACGCAGTTTCGCGGCGAAGGCCTGGGCGAAGGCCAGTGGCCAGCCGTATTCCTCGGCAACCCAGCGCGCCCCCTTTCCGGCAAGGATGTGGCCCTGGGCCTCAGCCGCGTCGTCCGGGAAAGGCTCGAAACGGTCGGGCTGCATGGAATGCGCCACCACTGGCGATGCTGCCGGCGCCTCGGCCTCCGCTCGGGCCGTCGGCTGGCGGTACTCCGGCGCCAAGATCAGCTCCGGCGTGCCCGCGGCAATGAGCCTGCGCATTTCTGCATGCTCTGCCGCAACGGCCTGAGCTTCCGCCTCGGCCGCCTGGCGCTCAGCCTGCTCACGCGCCGCCCGGCGCGCCTCGGCGTTGCGTTTCTGCGTCTCGCTGCGCTTGCGGTTTGCCTCCGTGCGCCTGTCATCCACCGTCGCCACATCGCGCAGCATGGCGCGCAGCACTGGCGGCGCCGGCCGTGGCGCGGGCGGCGCCGCCACCGCCTTTACCTTTTGCTCTGCCATCGCCGCCGCCAGCCGCGCCTGGAATTGCGGCGTCTCGACAATCGGCAGCAGCACCTTGCGAAAGGCGGCGAGCACCGCTCGGTCCAGCGCGCTCATCGGATCACCATCCGGAACGGCGCATCGCCCACCCCGGCCCGCCGCCGGTTTGCCTCCGCCAGCGCCTCGTCATGGGTCATCAGCGCCACCCGGTCCTCCGCCGCCAGCCGCGTCGCGCCGCAGGCATAAAGGTTCATCGCCAGCCAGACCCGCACCTGCTTGGGCGTGGCGACGATCGGCGCTTCGTTGCGCGGCAGGGCGCTTACCGGCGCGGGCGGGCGCGGGGCTGGTGCCGGGCTGGGCGCAGGCTTCGGCCGCGCCTCATACCGCTGCCTTGCCCACAGCCGCTTGCGCTCCCGCTCCCGCTCCAGGCCCGCCTGCCGCTCGGCCTCGCTGCGCGGGTGCTGGCCCGGCCGAAGCCGCCGAACCTCGGCTACGCCGCCAGCTCCACCACCAGCGGCTCCGCCAGGAACTCCTCCCCCGCACTGCCGATCGTCACGCCCGGAATGCTCGCCGCCTCCGCCGGCGCCGCCAGCAGGGCCTCCTTGTTCACCTCGTACTTCGTGCGCAGGAACTGGTCCTTGCCCATGGCCTTCAGCGTCTCGATCACCGCCGCCACATCCCGCAGCCGCACGCTGGGTGGCCGCAAGCGCCACAGCAATTCCCCGCTGGAGAGCTTCACGGTCTTGTGCCGTCCCCCATCCGTCAGTGCCGCCCGGTTCGCCTCGGCATAGAGCTGCAGGCCGCGCAGCAGCTGCTCCGCCTCGGCCGCCAGCGGCTTCGCCGCCGTCTCGGCCGCTTCCTTCATCGCCGCCACGCCCTCCTCCAGCGCCGCGGCCGAAACCGCCAGGTCCCGCCGGATGGCGCCCAGCCGGGCCAGCATCGCCTCGGCCTCCACCCTGTCCGCCGGCGCGCGCGCCGTCTCCGCCGGGCGCCTGAGCTTGCTCTTTGTCATGGATAAACGGCTCCTGAGGTTCGAATTTACCGGCTGCGCCGGCGGCATGGGTCTGGGTGCTGTGGCGCCAGGCTTCGATGATGCGGGCCACGCGGCGGGCAAAACCCGGGTCGGTCAGCATGCGCTCGCGCACCAGGTCGGTGCCATGGATGACGGTGCTGTGGTCCAGCCCCAGCACGCGGCCGATCTGCGGGTAGCTCATGATCGTGTGGTGGCGGGCGACGTACATCACCACCTGCCGCATCAGCGCCACGGGCTGCCGGCGGTCGCGCCGCAGCAGCAGCTCGGGCTCGGCATCGAACTCCGCCGCCGTGGCGCGCAGGATGCGGCGCATCCAGGGTGGCGGCTGGGGCATGGCGGGCGGCGGCGCGGCCTGCACCGCGTTGTGGAACTGCAGCTCCATCACGCCGCCTCCTCTTCGCGCAGGCTTCGGTCGGCCAGGTCGATGTGCCGGGTGTTGAGCGGCACCTGGTCCCGCGCCGCCACCAGCTGGGCCAGCCGCAGCGTCTTCGCCATGGCGCGCAGCGCGCCGGGCCGGCGCGAGATCGCGACCAGCATCTCCCGCACATCCTCGTCATCGATCTCGGACGCATTGAGCAGCGCCGCAGCATCACCCGCCCGGGTGCCTTTGCGGGTCAGCCGCCGGCCCACGCGCGAGGAAAGCTGGGCGAATTCCGGCCGCGGCGTGGTGCCATTGCCGCCGCGCATCCGCCCCAGCACCGCCTCATTGCCCAGCAACACCACGCCCACCGCCGCCTGGTCATGCAGGCTGCGCAGCTCATCCAGCGCGTCGGGCTTCAGGTGCTGCGCCTCATCAACGATCAGCAGGCCATTGGTGCCCCGCAGCTTCTGCACCATGACGTGGTGCATGGCATGCAGCGCCATGCGGTTGGTCAGCCCCATCGCCCGGGCGAATTCATCCTGCACCGCCCGCGGCACGGTGACGGTGGGCGAGCAGGTGATCTTCCACACCCCAAGCGTGCTGCGGGCGTAGTGGCAGGCGGCCGAGGTCTTGCCGATGCCCGGCGCGCCGGTCACGACGGCGAAATCCGGCAGATGCTGGGCGTGGGCGAAGATTTCCAGGAACTCGCCGGCCGAGGGCGTCAGGGTGAAGGTCGGCGCGGGTGGCGCCACGGCGCGCACCTTCTCCCGGTCCGACCGCTGCTGCAGGCCGGTTCGCACCAGCAAGCCCTGCAGGTCATTCCGCCCGGCGTACTTCCCGTTCAGCCAGGCCGCGAAGGTCACGGCCTTCACGTTCAGCTCGGCCGCCAGCCTGGCGCCGCTCATGTTGCTGGCCTTCAGGATCTCGCGGCATTGCTGCCGCAGCGCCTCGATCTCACTCTCCTGCATCTGGATGGGTGCGGCGATGCGGCCGCCCGATCCATTTTCGGTTGCAGTGCTGTCCGATGGCATTTATCTCTGTCCTCTCTGCTCAGATGTTTCAGTCCAGCCCCGGCCGCGCCAACGGCCGGGGTTTTTCGTTCAGGGCTCGCCGCCCTCGATCACGCGTGGCGTCCAGGCAGCCGGCCAGATGCCGGCCAGGGCGCTGGGCGCGTCCTCGGCGGCCTCGATCGCCTGGGGCTTGGGCACCGCATTGCCGGTGAAGACCTGGAAGACGGCGGGCTGCGGGATTTCCGGCTCGGGCAGTTTCGGCATGGCCTTCGCCAGCTCGCGCGCGCTCATCCGGCCAATGCTCTCGGCGATCGAGCGCTCGCTGCGCAGGATGCCCTTCTTCAGGCGGGCGTGTTCCTGCGCCGCGGCGACATCGTTGAAGCCCACCGCCGCGAAGACCGGCGCCTCGCCCAGATGTCTGCCGTCCAACGTGTAGACATGCAGCGGCTCGTGCAGCCGCTCCGGGTCGAAGCGCACGGTCAGGCGCTGGCCCATGTGATTGGCCAGGAACGGCGCGTAATACTCGTTGCCGGCCAGCACGATCTTGCCGTCCTGCCGCCTTGCGCGGATGCCCTCGGCCGCCAGCAGCCACAGCCGGCGCTGCTCGACAGTCGGCCGCTTCACCGTGGCGGCGGAAAAACTCTCGGCGAAGACCTGGTCGAAGCTGCGGCCACGGCACACCGGCGATTGCCGGTCCGGCCGGGCGTTGTGCTGGATGATCCCCTGCCGCACCACACCCAGGAATTCATCCAGCGGCACCGCGCGCTGGCCGTAATTCGCCGGCTTGTTCATCGGGCTGTTGCCGGCATAGGCGCCGTCGAAGGCCGGGTGCCGCGCGATGCGCTGCGCCATGTCGCGGAAGGCGCGCTCGATCGGCTTCGCCTGGCCATGATAGGGCGTGGTGAAGTGCACCTGCACGCCCAGCGCGGTCATCAGCCCCTCGGGCTCGTCGTCGCGCAGCTTGAAGCGATAGCGGTTCTTCTGCCCGCCGGTGATCCGCTTGCTCGCGAATTCCCGGCCATTGTCCATCCAGCAGTGCTGCGGGATGCCGTACTGCTCGACCACATCGCCGAAGGCCAGCCGCACCTCATGCCAGGACGGCGTTTTGGAGAGGCGCCAGGCCAGCACCTTCCCCGAATACAGGTCCTGATAAGCCACCATTTCGGGCCTGGAGATCGTCTCGTCCGGCCATTTCACGAAGACATCCCAGGTGTGGAAGTCCGTGTTCAGCGCCTCGAGCGCGTGGAAGACGCCCTTGTCGCGCCGCTGCGCCGGCAGGCGGCGCTTCAGCGCCTCCTCGCCCTCGCGCCGCAGGATGCGCGTGGTCTCCGGCAGCGCCATGACGCGGGCGCGCAGCGTGCGCTCGGCAGGCAGCGTCCAGCCCTCATCGGCGGCCTTCAGCCGGGTCTGATACAGGCATTCCGAGAGGTTCGGCCGGCTTTGCTTCAGGTAGAGGCTGGTGAGGAAATCCCAGGCCCGATCGTCGCATTCCGCCTGCGGCCGGCCGCCGCCATGGCCCGGCGCCAGATGCGGCAGCCAGTGCTCGCGCGGCAGGTCCCGCACCAGCCCGTCCCAGACCTGCAGGGTGGAGATGCCGATCCCGCGCGAGCGGGCGATGGCATTCAGCGCCTCGGTCTTGCCGATGCCGCTGTCGGTCAGGGCGTAGATCGCGTTCACCGCGGCCAGCCGCTCCTGCGCCCGGGCCTTGGTGCGGTCGGTCTGCCGGTCATACCAGGCCCAGCGCTCGCCCGCGTGGCTGGCACCTTTACCAGCGAAGCCCGCATCATTCGGCGGCGCGCCACTCTCGACGGACGTCGACATGGCCGAGGCCTTCAGCAGCAGATGCGCCTGCTGGTGGCTGGTCAGGACGCAGCGATTGTATTCCACCCCGCCGCCGCGGCCCTGGCGGTTGCGCCAGATCAGGTTTTCCCGCTCCGGCGTGTTCCAGCCATAGGTTTCGGCGTGGCGCTGCACGCCCTGGCGCGTGCTGGGCAGGCCCGGGATGGCCAGCGCCGCCAGCTCGGCCGCGCTCAGCCATTCGCTGCTGTCGTAGGGGGCCGGAGAGCAATCCGGCATCACAACCCTCCCTTGGCGCGGGCTTCCCGCCGCTTGGCCTCGTGCATGCCCTTCAGCTCGGCGATGCGCTCGCTCACCAGCGCCATCTCGATCAGCGGCAGGTGCTTGCGCTCGATCACGGCAAGACCGAAGGGTTCGGCCAGCAGCTCCAGCAGCCGCTGGTCGCCGGTGGCGTGCATCAGCGCCAGGAAGCGCGGCAGGGAGATCGTGTGATCATCCCGCGCGGCGCTGGCATAGGCATTGAGCATGGCCAGGCTGATCTTCTGGCCGAGATAATCGCTCATCCGCTCTGCCACCTCGGCGCGCGGCACCGCGCAATCGGTCAGGGCGACGGAGACGGCGCGGGAGAGCCGCGCGGCGAAGGTGGCGCCACGCACCTGCTCGGGCGGGAAGGCGCGCACCACCTCGGGCTGCTGCCAGGCGAGGAGGTCCATCTGGTCGGGATGGGCGGCACGGGGTGGCATCAGGCAGCGCCACCCATCGGCCGCCAGACGATCAGCACCATGGGCAGGCGCCATAAACCAGGCTCGGACGGCGCATCGAAGAACGCGCGCATCTCTGTGGTGTTAGCGAAGCCATCCGTGCGGGCGAATTCGTCCATTTCGTCGGCCGCCAGGGGGCGCCCGTCATTGATCAACCGATGGATGATTGGCGCGGCCATCTCCGGCGCCTCCCACGAGGCCAGTCCGGCTTCTGCCTGGATGGTGAACGGTTGCTCGTGGCCCACCAGCACCGTGATGGAGATGGCGTGGGTGGTGGTGGCGCGGCCGATGAGCTGGCAATGCTTGGTGCGCATCGCGGTGTAGAGCTGCAAGGCATCGCCGAGCCGGGCATGGCCATGGCGGCGGGGCTGGCGGAGGGTGTGGCGCTTCATGCCAGGGAGCCACGGGCCTGGCTCCAGCCCTGCCTGCACCAAACCCACGAAGCGCTTCTGGAAGCTGTAGGCGACCATCAGAGCATCACCCTCTGCGCATCTGCAGGGATCAGGGTGAGCAGGGTACGCTCCACGGCCTTCATGGCCGCGATCTCGGCGTCAGCCTTGGCCTGGGTCATGCGCCCGGCCGCGACCCATCGCGGATAGACCCGCTCGCGAAGGGCGGTCTCGCGGTAAACGCAGGCCAGCTGCGCTTCGAGAGGAATGGATGGAGCCGAGGCCATCAGGCGGCGGTTCCAATGACGGCGTCGAGGCGCTGGCTCACCACCTCACATCCCCAACGCGCGCTTGTAGAGATCGAGGACAGTCTCCTGCTCCTCAACCTGCGCCGGCTCCTTCCTCCGCAGCGACAGGATTTGCCGCAGCACCGCCACGTCGAACCCGCCAGATTTCGCCTCGGCGAAGATGTCCTTGATGTCGGTGGCGAGGGCTTTCCGCTCCTCCTCCAGCCGCTCGATGCGCTCGACAATGCTGCGCAGCCGCTCGGCGGCGATGCCGCCGATATCGGGTCCGGCCAGCGTTTCACCCGGCTTGATAACCATTACCGTATCCCTCCCAACATGTTGTCGATCCAAAAAACCACCGCGATGCAGGCCCAAAGCCCCAGCCCGGCGCCAATCCCCGCCAGCACATCGCGAATGCGGAAAGGCGGCTCGAACCCGTTCATGCCGCACCGCCGATTTGCCCTTGCGCCACCTCGTAACGCCGCCGTTCGACCAGCAGGGCCAGCGCGTTCAGGGTGGGGCGGCCCATCACCCAATCCAGGATGTCCGCCACGCACACGGTCACGCCGCAGGCCTCTTCGGTCAGCTCGAACAGCCGGAAGATTTGCCGGCCGGACATGCCGGCATCCACCAGATTGGCCCAGCTCGTCGGGCTGAATTCGGCGTCATCCATCGCCGCGGGCAGCAGCGCTTCCAGCCGCGCCACCAGGATCGTTCGGGTCATGGCCTGGCTCATTTCCCACCCTCCGGATGGCGCGCCAGCGCGGTCATCACAGCCTCGCGCCCGCCGCCCTCGGTCAGCAGCCAGCTCAGGAAGCGGTGATGCGTGACGGCCGAAGGGGCATTTTCCCAGGCCTTCACCAGCGCCTGGAACCCGCTCTGCGGGGCGGCTGGCGGCGGTACCAGCTTCATGGCCACCAGCGCATCGGGAATGCGCCGGATACCGCTGCGTGCATCCAGCACCAGGTCGAGCACCCCCTGCTGCTGCGCCTCGGTCAGCGCCTTCCCGCGTCCGACCAGGTCATCCAGCGCCGAGCCATTCTCGGCAATCCAGCTGCCCGCAATCCGCTCGCGGATGGCCGGCGTCAGCGCGTGGTAGCGCTGCACCGCGCGCTGCACGGAGCGTTCGGCAAGGCCCAGCTTTTTCGCCACCACCTTGCTGAAACGCTCTGCCAGCGGGTGGTTGATTTTCATGTCGCCAACTTGGCGACTTGATTTCCGCCGCCGGTCGCCGCCGTGTTCCGTGGCCGGATACAGCGCCTCCCACACGACCTTGTGCCGCGCCAGGAACGTCGCCTGATCGAGCGGCGACAGCTCGCGCCGCACCAGGTTCTCCTCGATTTCCAGCAGCTCCGCCTGCAGCTCATCGCCGCTGAACGGGATGGCGGGGATGCTGGTCAGCCCCAGCTGCAGCGCCGCCGCATGCCGGTGCGCGCCAGCGATCAGCCGACAAAACCCCTTGTCATCGGGCACGGTGACGCGGATCGGCGTGTCCAACCCGCGGCGGCCGATGCTCTCGGCCAGGAAGGCCACATAATCGGCATCGATGGCGCGCAGCCGGTCCGCCACCACGACATGGGCGGGGTCGATCTGGATCAATTCCAT